CCTGGAATCGCTGCCGGCGAAAAACAGACTGTAGCCGACTGGATCACAGCACAGCGTGCTGAATACAAGGTCGTAAAAGCCGTGCTTCCTGATTATGCAGGAGATTCAACCGGCATAATCAACTACATCACAGCAGAGGTCACATCCGGAGATGAAACATTCTCAGCAGCAGATTACTGCTCCAGAATAGCCGGACTGATTGCTGCTTGCCCTCCCGATCAGGCAGTAACTTACAAAGCTCTTATGGAGCTTGACGGATGCACGAAGATGTCACGCGCTGACATGGATACTGCAATCGATGAAGGCAAGCTGCTTGTGTTCTGGGACGGCGAAAAAGTCAAGATCGCAAGAGGCGTCAACTCACTCGTGAGCACAACAGCCACAATGGGAGATCAGTTCAAGAAGATTCACGTAGTGGATATCATGGACATGATCCTGGCAGACGTAAAGAGAACGGCAGAAGACAACTATATCGGACGCTACACAAATAGCTACGACAACAAGTGCCTCCTGCTGACTGCAGTCGGAAACTATCTCGCTGATCTTGAGAGACAGCAGCTCATCAGACTGGTCAATCTTGATATCGACATCGACGCAAACAGATCTTACCTGATTTCGCAGGGCATCGACGTTTCGGATATGTCAGATCAGGATCTGAAAGAGGCAGCGACAGGCAGCAAAGTATTCCTGACAGCAACTATCAATATCTACGATGCAATCGAAGATATTGTGCTGCCGATAACAGTATAAGAAAGGAGCTGGAATATGAAAAGTTACAACGCTTCTAATGTGATCAACGGCACATACGGTGAAGTGTGGCTCGATGATGTTTACATGGCACAGGCAACCGGCCTTGAAGCTAAGACATCCGTCAAGAAGACCGATGTCAACATGGTAAGACGCCTGTCACCTGGAAAGAAAGTAACAGGCATCGAGAACAAGGGCACACTGAAGATGAATCACGTAAGCTCTGAGGTCAAAAAGAAAATCGCGGACTACATCAAGAATGGCAAGACGCCTTACTGCACTATCGTATCGAAGCTGGCAGATCCGGATGCGCTCGGAGCAGAACGCATCAAGCTGACTGGTGTCACATTCGACGAAGTAACGCTTATCGATTTCGAGAACGGAAAACTCGGAGAAGAATCATATGCATTCGAATACGAGGATTTCGAGTTCCTTGACATCATAGCTTAAGAGTAAGAACAAGGAGGCTTAAAATGAGTTTATTTGATAAGTTGATGGCTGTAGACGACGGCGTAATCAGAGAAGAAAAGACGAAGGAAGTGCACTCAGACAGAATGAGTGCACTTCTCGGCGTTGATACCAGTATTACAATCAAGAAGCTACCATTCAGACAGGTAAAAAAGATCGTGTCCAGCTCACTGAAGGACAATGGCAAAGTGGATCCTGACAAGGATGTAGATGCACAGTGCCATCTGATCCGGCTTGCGGTTAAAGATATTCCATTCGGAAACGAAGAACTTCAGAAGAAATTCGGCGCGTCTGATCCGAAGGACCTTGTTGAAAAGATGTTTGATTCCGACATAGGAATTATATCCGATGAGATCCTTGCACTTGCAGGATATCTCAGAGCGGAGGAAGAAGCAGAAGAGATTGAAGAAACGGTAAAAAACTGATTTACGCCGACCGGGATTTCAACACAGCCTATCTATTGTTCAGGCTGCATCACTGGCCGCCTGATAAATATTACGAAATGACAGAGAATGCCCGGGCAATTACCCGGGCATTTTTGCAACAGATGATCTCTGAACAAAATGAAGAGGTTGAAAACATGAGAGGTTAAGAAATGGGCAGCAGATACGTACAAGTCACATTTCAAATGAATGACAAGCTCAGCAGCCCAATGGAATCAGCGGCGAAGAGGCTGGGCGGCATGTCGAATAAGATACAGGCTCAGTACAAGGATATAGGCAGACTCGGAAGAGAATGGACGAAGGTCGGCAAAAGCCTGGAAAGGACCGGCGCGGCGCTGACTAAGAAGGTGACACTTCCTATCGTAGCCGCAGGAACTGCTGCAGGCAAACTGTACATGGATTTCGATAAATCTATGGCACAGATCAATACGCTGCTTGACGATGATTCACACCTTAAGGGCTATGAATCCGCTGTAATGAAAACGTCGGATCAGCTCGGAATCAACGCCAAAACGGCAGCGGAAGGACTGTATCAGACAATATCTGTACTCGGAGATCACGGCGAGACCACATCCAAAACATTCAATATCATGGCTCAGGCTTCAAAAGCTGGCGGCGCTGATGTAGTCGATGCTGTCAATATGATAGCGACTGCCATGAATGGATACGGCCAGGTATCCGACGAAACAGCACAGAGGATATCCGATCTGTCGTTCAAAACGGTTAAGTTAGGTAAAACCACATTCCCGGAACTTGCAAATTCCATGTCGCCGTTATTCCCGCTCGCAAACACTCTGGGGATCTCATACGAAGAACTGTATGCAACGATGTCAACAGCGACAACCTCATTCGCAGGTAATACCGCTGAGGCATCGACACAGATAAAAGGCCTGATGACAGGCTTCCTGAAACCGTCAGAGGCGATGGCGAACCTCATAGAAAAGGCTGGATATTCATCCGGCGCGGCGATGATCAAGGCAGAAGGCCTTGCAGGAGCACTCAAAATCGTACAGAAGGAAGCTGGCGACGATGGCATGTCAAAGTATTTCGGCAATGTCAGAGGATTGACAGCCGCACTCGGATTATCCGGAAAGGGAATGGAGAAGTACGAGAAGCACCTGCATGAAATGCAAAATGCGTCAGGAGCGACAAGCGACGCGCTTGCAAAGATGGGCGATACCGACATGGCCAAATGGAATAAAGCGCTGGTACGGGCACAGAATGCCGGAATTAAGTTCGGCAAAGCGATCCTGCCGGCAATAACGCCAATGGTTGAAAAGCTGGGCAATGCGATATCGAAGGCCGCTGACTGGTTCAGCAATCTATCGGAAGGCCAGCAGCAAATGATCGTAAAGTCGCTCGGAATAGCAGCTGCTGTCGGTCCGGTAATGTCAATACTCGGCAAGGGAGCGACGACTGTAGGCGGCCTTCTCGGACACGTTTCCAAGTTAGGAAAGGCCATGGATGGAGGGCTGAAATTCGGTCAGGCGCTCACTAAAGTCTTCCCGGTATTCGGCAGAATTGTTGGAGTCGGCGGAAAACTGTTCGGCGTTATCGGCAAAATAGGTGCCGCGATTGGTCCGACGGGATTCCTTTTTCTCGGGATAGCCGCGGCGGCTATGGGCGCAGCTGTCCTGATTTACAAGAAATGGGACAAGATCAAGCCGGTCATCCAGGGCGTAATTGACAAGGTGAAGTCGGTCGGAAAGTGGTTCGGAAACCTTAAGTCAGCTGCAGGGGACAAACTCAATGCAGTCAAGACCAAATTCGGAGAGCTGAAGAGTAAAGCCGGCGACATGAAAAACGGCATAAAGAGTAGGATCAGCTCGATAAAAGAGTCATTCGGAAGCATGAAGTCCAAGGCGGGCGATCTAAGGAATGGCATCGCATCCAGATTTGATGCTATGAAGGAAAAAATAGGATCCTTCAAAACCCGCACGGGTGAAGCGATGCAAAATGCCGGCGCAAGGATAAAAGCGTTCATGGCATCCTGCCAAAGCTCCACGTCAGGAGTACAGGGGTATCTCGGAGGCTTGATCAATTTCGTCAAAGGCGTGTTCACGGGCAACTGGAGATCAGCCTGGAACGGAGTGGTACAGGCATTCAGCTCCGCGTTCGGCAGAGTAAGAAGCATAGCATCAAGCACGCTCGGTGCGATATCCGGACTTGTAAGCAGCATAGCAAGCAAGGTATCCGGCTTGATATCCAAAATCAGCAGCGCAAAGAGTGGAGCAAGCAGCCTTCCTAGTACGGTTCCGGGCAATGCGCTGGGAACATCTTACTGGAAAGGCGGATGGACGCGAATCAATGAAAAGGGCGGTGAGATCCTGAATCTTCCTAGAGGAACGCAGATCATCCCTCACGATGTATCTATGGAAATCGCAAGGAATGCAGGAGCACAAACCGGATCCAGAAGTATCACCATCGCGAAGATAGCCGATACTGTAACAATCCGCGAAGAGGCCGACATAAACAAAATAGCTCAGGCTATTGCCGAAGAAATCGAAAAGGTGGAAGGAGATGTGGTACACGATGCTGCATAAGAGAAGCCAGGCCAAGAAAATCAGAGTGAGCTTGTCAAAACTTGACGAACTGACACCAAGGCAGATAGACATGATCGTAACTGCGGTCATGTCTATGCCTGATTCAGCAATAGAAAAAGTTGTATCTCAGATAGAAAAAGATCCTGCGGGCATCCTGAAAGATATCAGGGTGCCCTTAAGGCGTTATTGACGCGGGAGGCATCATGAATACAGTGAAGGAAATTCAGGTCTACATTGAAGAGGCAGAAGACAAGAGCGAAAGCATCCAGCTTCCTGTCGTGCCCGCGTCTTTCATGATTGGCGATGGGCAGAACAATGTAGTGGTAAACATTACATCGCTCGGAGAAGCAAACCTGCCGGGAAAAAAGGCGCTGAGAGAACTGACGCTGAACAGCTTCTTTCCGAATCAGGATTACGGATTTTTGGTATGCAAAAGGAAATCGAATCCATATGACTATATAGAGTGGCTAAGGAAGCGCAAGAACAATGGAACCGTGATGCGCGTGATCATTACCGGCGCGGATATCAATTTCACCTGTTTGATCGAAAAGCTCGAATACGGAGAAGATGACGCATCAGGCGATGTGAATTACTCAATTGCGCTGAAAGAGTACGTCAAGCTGGTATCGTCAGAAAAAAAGTCGTCTGGAGGAAAATCCACAAGCTCCGGACGAAGTAAAAAGGCAACGCCAAAAACCTACACAGTCAAGAAAGGCGACACGCTGAAGAAGATCGCAAAGAAGTATCTAGGATCGGCGTCGAAATCAAAGTCGCTGTACAAAAAGAATAAGAAAGTTATCGAGAACGCCTTCAAGAAGTGGAAGAAAGCGCAGAAGAAAAAAGGTAAGAAGGTAAAGGCTAAGAATTCACAGAATGGAAAGTATCTGATCAAGGGGACTAAGCTGGTGCTATGAAAATCAAATGGAAATCAGGCTCAAAAGAATACTGGATAACGGAATTCGTGACAACTGTAACCTGGTCCGGAGCCGACACACAGGCGTCAAGATCCCTTGAATTCGAGCTTGTAAATACGCCTTATGACAAGGCAACAAAAGTCCCTGCCCTGAAAGGCGGGGACATTATTACATTCTACGATGACAGCGGGACGGCAAGATTCACAGGCAGGATCACGAATAAAACCAAACTGTCAGAAATCGGAACGAGGCAGCATACGGCCAGGGATTATATGCACAATCTCGTACAGTCGAAGGCGTCATATATATTCAAGAAGAAAACGGCCGAATATATTACTCGAGCCATATGCAAAGATATGGGAATCACGCCCGGCAGCATAGTAAAGACGAAAAAGAAAATAAAGAAGTTCATGGTGCAGGGCAAGAGCGTTTACGACATCATCAACAAAGCTTACAAAAAGGCGAAGACCGGCGCGAAATATTTGCTGGTCATGAATGGAACAAAACTTGCTGTAGTAAAGCGCGGCGGAGCCATTACAGGCTTTCACCTTGATAGCACAAAGGACATCATCAATATGGAGTTCACTGAAAATGCGGACTCAATGATAAACCAGGTCGCTATCTACAACAAAAACAACAAGAAAATAGGCGTGGTCAAGAATGCTGACTGGATAAAGCTGTATGGCATCTATCAGGATGTATTCGAGACTGACGAGAAGAAAAAGAAGGCAACAAAGGCAAATAAGGCAGAAGCAAAGAAGCAGCTGCAGGGCGTCGAAAAGAAAACCACATGTGAAGCCATCGGAGATATCAGATGTATATCCGGGCGGGCGATCACGATCCTTGACCGCGCTACAATGACCAGTGCGGAATTCTGGATAAAGTCAGATAGTCACACATGGGAAAACGGCGTGCACACGATGACGCTCGAATTGTCGTTCAAGGCGGCAGTCAAATCAACGATAAATACTAGCAGCAAATCCAGCGGGGCAAAGACTCAGGCCGGGAAGACCAACTCGAAGTACAAAGCTGGAAAAGGTAAACTGGGCTGGCCTTGTAACGGAACTGTCATTAAGAAGTTCTCAAATGCTAAAGGCAAAAAGAAACATCTGGGAATAGACATTAAAGTAGCATCCGGAACGCAGATCCACGCCGCAGAGGCTGGCACCGTCGCGGGTGTATCGAAAGACAAGGCACTCGGAAAGACTGTAACTATAAAGCATAAGAACGGACTGAAGACTATATATGCATGCTGCAGCTCTGTCAGCGTGAAGAAAGGCCAGAAGGTCAAAAAAGGAGCCGTTATAGCAAAAGCAGGATCGTCCGGCAGCGAAGCAAAAAAGGCGCAATGCCATTTCGGAGTCAAGAAAAACAATGCATGGAAGAATCCGTTGAGCTATGTGAAATAGGAGGCAAAGCATGGGAGGCAAAGCAAATCCATACGGCAGACTGGTGGCTGCTATGGGCAGAGCCGGAAAAAAAGCAACTGATACGGGCGAAGGCTTCCTGATTGGCGAAATGCTGACAGGAGCACAAATCAAGGTCGGAGATCTCATACTGGCGCGCGACGACTATGTGCTGCTGACTAATGAGATCGAGATCAACGGCAAGGTAATGAAGATACCGTACAAGAAACGGCAGTCTGTGACGATAACTGATTATCACGGCACAAAGGCAACGATTGCCATACCTCCGCTGAAAAAAGGCGATAAGGTGTTGTGCTATCAGATCAATGACGAAGAATTTGCCGTATTCGGAAAGGTGGAATAATGGCTGATGAAAATGTACTCGTTTGGGACGGAATAGAACAGGAAGCGGAATTCGATTTCGATGAAGAGGGCGTCGTAGAAGATGCGGAGCCATTGGAGAATGAAGAGGATGACGCGCTGCCGGTAGAATTCGGCGTCAACTTCACGACCGGATTGATGACTGGCGGAAAGGTAACAGGCCTTGAAGCAATAAAAGTATGGGCATGGAACGCACTGAAAACGGCCAGATATCGATATGAACAGTTCACATGGGATTATGGCTCAGAGCTTGAAAACCTGATCGGACTATCTCAGAGGCCTTTTGAATATATCGAGAGCGAAGCAAAGAGAATGTGCGAAGAATGCCTGATGCAGAACAGGTATATCGAGGGCATAGAAGATTTTGACTGCATAATGGTTCAGAATGTTCTTGTATGCTCATTCACAATAGTAACAACGTTCGGGGAGGTGGAATCTAATGTCGCTATATGATGACAGAACATTCGAGAACCTGCAGGCGGAAATGAGAGCGGATCTGTCTGCAGACG